TATCGCCGGCAAAGCGATTGCTCCCTTGCAGCAATATCAGGCGATGCTCTCCGGCGTGGCGCGAGCTGGCACTGTGCTCGGCCCTAGTTTGGTTTCGTCTCTGAGTAATGTATCCACGGAATTTCAGCGACAGAGCGATCTGGCAAAATTCTGGGGTACTAGTGGCTACATGTACTCTGGCGTGAATTCGCTCAAAGCAGCATTGGGAAATTTTGTAGCCACAAGTGGATCGGGATTCACTAGGTGGCTTGAGGGCGCTTCGGCCAGCCTGACCCGATATCGCGCTGCTCTTGTGGTGGCTGCTGGAAGCATGATCTCCGTTGCCAGCGCCGCCGCTATGAGTTCCAAAGCATCTCAAAATTATATTCAGTCGACACTGAATACCGGCCTGATGCAACGAAAGTTGACCGACCGAGCAGCCGCAGAGACGTGGATTCAAGAAGCGCAGGGGGTCGATTGGAGTGCTGGCCGCGGCGAACGGATGGGCACGTTCCAAACTATCCTAGCTAGAAATCCGTACATATCGCAAGAGGCTGCCCAGAGAGCCACTGAGGACTTCGAGAAGTATTATTATGCTAATCAGGAAATGCTGAAGAAGAAGGGCGTAACGTCGGCTGAACAATTAGCTCTAGAGGTATCCTCCGCCGAGTTCTCCCAGGATAGGGCAACCGAACTAGGTTTCGCCCTGGATTTTGCAAAAAGAACCCCCCAGGCCCGAATGGGGTACATAAGAGAAGAAACCTCGAAATATAATATGGAGGACATCACTGCGACCAGACCTGAACAAGTTCTTTCCAAAAGACTAACAGCAACAACCGCTGCGATGGGCGATGCGGTTATTCCAGTGTTAAATAAAGTATTGGGAGCATTCATAAAACTTTCCGACGTTATAGGAAAGATACCAGGCCTGGGCGCCGCGATGGGCTGGGCCGCGGTGCTTACGGGGGTTGCAGCATCGGCGTTGCTGGTGGTATCTGTAATTGGCTCTCTCGTCCCTGGCCTGATGACAGTCGTCGGACTCATGCAGAAGGCCAGCATAGCCACGCGAATGATGAGCGTCGCCCAGTGGGCGCTTAATGTGGCAATGTCAGCTAATCCGCTTGGAATTGTTATTATAGCAGTTGCAGCCCTGGTTGCTAGTCTGTATGTACTAGAAAAGAAGTTTGGGCTGGTCACAAAGGCTTGGCATGCATTCTCCGATAGTAGTATTGGTAAGGGCATAATCGGGTATATTGAAAGTGGTAAGAAAGCCCTCAAAGATATGCTTGATACTATAGGGAGCGGTGGGCTGAGTGGCGTATTAAAGATAGGTTTCGACGCATTAATGGCAACCTCGCCAGTACTGAAAACGATTGCTTCCATAGTCGACTTTTTGAGGGATATATGGTCCAATGGCTCAATCTTAAACGATCTCATATCAGCAGCCACAACCATTTGGCAGAAAATGGAAGAGTTCTTGCGAGGTCTCTGGAATACCATCCAAGGTGGAGTGCAGTATATCAAAGACGGCTTAGGGATAACCAAAAAGGAAGCCGAAACAAAATACGAAAAGGCAGTCGAGACCGCTGGTGGTATACGCTATTATAATGAGGAGAATAAAAAAGGATGGTATACCCCCGAAGGCACGCCGGTTCCAGAAGACCAGGTACCAAGCTATTTGACAAGAGCCTTTAAGGAGTACCAGGAATCTCCTGCAAGTGTTATTGAGGGGCTGTGGAATTGGCTAATAGGCGGATTCCAAGATCTGATTGAAGCGATCAAGAACCTGCCTGGCACCATATCCGCCACCATTAAGAGTTGGTTTCCAGGCGCTGGAGGATCTGAGGATAAAAATCGCAGCCCAGCCGAAACGCAAGCTGGAATAGACGTCGAGGCAAAGGCACCAGGGGCTTATGTCATGGGCTCAAACAGCCAGAAGATCAGCCCTTCGCAATGGCCCATGCAATACCTCTTCGACCGATCCGGTGAGTTTGGCAGCAAAACCGTTTATGGTCCGGGCGGTGCAGAGCTGGGCACAGTCCAGGACTTCATGACCAGAGAAGCTGCCATGGACACGCTGCTCCAGGCTGCTAAAGCAGGCGGCAAGCCATCCGATGTCCCGGGAATAAGCTTCAGCGAGGATACATGGCTGGATCTGCTGAAAGGCAATCGTCAGACCTTTCCTGCGGCTCAGGAGCTGTACGACCGTCTTGCATCCGGCAGCGAGGGAGCGGAAATAAAATCCGACCGGTTTGGAAATGAATATCTTGAACCAACGGCGCCAGAGACATTCAAGAACCAGGGCAAGATGTATGTCGCCTTCGGCGAAAACGGCCTGTTCGATGTCTGGAACGCCTCGGGATTGGTCAAGAGCGGATTTGGATCAGAGGAAGAGGCTGATGAATACATCAGCAGTCACAGCATGGCCCGAGGCGGCCAGATCCAGGTCACAGGCTCGCTCATTGGGCACGGCGGCGAAGAGGTAAATCCCGCAAAGGTTGTAGTCGGCGGAAAGACTACTCTAGAAAAAATCAATGACATGTTCCTGGGTGGAGCGGTCAGCCGGCAATCTATTATGTTTGCGCCAAATACAACGATTAATATTAATGTTGATAAAATCAATAGCGATGTCGACTTGGAAAAGGCAATAGCAAAGGCCGGAGATGAATTCGATCGCAAATTGCTTTTTAGGCTCAGAGGCGCACTTGATTCTACATCGACGCGTGGAATCGGATATCTGAGGGGTTGAAATGTATCAGTCCATTGGTCACCACCCAAAGTCGACCTACATGACCGCTGATGGTTATGCTCTGCATAATGACTCTGGTCTTGATTTGATAATCGACATCGCCGGTGTATATTTCCCTCTGCTAACGTTGACGTATACTATGACGCATACAGTCGAACCCCAGCACCAGACTGGTATGCACGGACCGGTGGCCCTCATTAATACTATCATGATGGATCTGGAACATTCTCATATGCTAGCTTCCTGGTCAAAGGAAACGATTCCCCGACCACCGAAAAGACTTTAGCGCTTCCAGACCTCTTGCAGGAAAAAGATGATGAGGGACAATCAAAGTATTTTGATATTTATATACTGGAAGTACAGGGCCCACGTACCCCAATGGATTCACGTATGTCGTTTGAGGACCAGGTCGAAACAATATTACAAAACCAATCGAGCATTGGGTTCATCGAGGCCCTGGCAGATTGCAAGATAACAAAGCAGCATCGCGATGTCCAACACAAGCAATCCGTGATATCATCATGGGATTTTGACTATAGCTATAAGATCCCTCCATGAAGGTGGTTCTGAGTGAGTGTAACAGAATTGGTCCGGTCGCTTGGCAGTAGCGTATCAGAAGGTGCCATCGCCGCAGTGTCGATCACAAGTAAAGCCTTTCCAGTCGAGATCCACGGCGTGAAGCTGGGCGTTCGCGACATAGACGATCCAGATACCAGCCAGCCTAACCCCATAGAAATACGCTATACACAAGAATTTGAGATCATCACCCACAAAACAGTCGGCCAGAAGCCTCTTACACAGTGCACTATCCCTGACGGCCTATGGAACATTGAAATCAAGTTTAATACCCTAAAAGGATCTGGCGATAAAAGTGCTGATGCCGATATAAGTAAAGCCCTGTCAGATATTAAGGCTCTCAAAGCTGGCCCTGGCTTGCTTAAGACGGCCCTTTTCAAGGAAGGACTTTGCACGTATATCACTCGTAAAGAAATTGTGCAATCCGAAGGTGCCGACGACTGGCTGCACTCTGTGAGAATTGCGCTCGTGGAGGCTAATGGGGGAGACGTTTAGTGCCACATATTAAGCCGATCGTCATTTTGGACGGCCAAGATGTGAGCCGTTATTTTGTCTCCTGCCATTCAGAGCAGACCGCAAATGCACAAAAAGACGCAAATAAATATGATCTTGTGCTGGCTAACGTGGGAGGCCATTTCTTTGAGGAAGGCTCCTTTGCGCCAAAGAATTATGAGCAGCAAACAGCGGAATCTTCGGGAGACTTCGACCTAGCACCAAAACACAAGGTCAGCGTAGAGGTCGAACTCACTAAGACTGGTTGTGAAGACGGCCACAACAAGGTTACCATCTTTCGGGGCGAAATCCAAAAAGCGATTGCAGATGAGTTATTCGTGAAAATCGAGGGGTCTTGCTTCCAGGGTGGTATGACTTCACGCGTTCATGATGAAGAAGAACCCGCCGCATCTGACCAAATCTACCCCAAAAGATTGACAATTACCGACGTGGTAGAAGACCTGCTAACCAAATTTGGCATACCTGGGCCGTGGCATATAAGTCCTGCGAATAACGAACTGAAAGACCAAAACCCGTATATAGGAAAGTCCATCGACTTTGAATCCGCGATGAACGAGGTGGCTGCCTGGGCTGCCAGCATTTATTATTTCGACGAAAATAATGAATTCTGGTTTACCGGCGTAACCGCAAAAAGCGGGTTTTCAAACCTGACCGGAGTGCTCCTCAGGAGCAGTAATGCATCAACGATGGTCGGCTATTGCAACCACGTCGACGTATACGCCGGTACAATCGACGATGGCGATATTCCTAATGAGCGATACACCCACTGGACGCAGTTAGCCGAAGCAGAAGCTCCACCAGAAGAAATCGCGGCATATGGCGTCGTCACTGCTCCGCCGGTCTTTCTGGAGGATGGTGACCCTGCAATGGCTCAGAGGCTGGCTGACAACTTGCTAGAATGGTACCGGCAGTATCGAGATGTTCCAACTATCAAAATCGTCAACAAGGCACCTGGACTGATGTCTAAAGTAGCATATGCCCCCTGGAATGGCAGTATGCCTCCTACGTCGTGCAAGGGCGACAAGCAAGCCGCCCTCGGAAACGTATATGGCATAGTTACCCGTCGGGTTGTGGACATCTCGGCAGAGACAGGGTTCACGTGCACGCTTGACGTGACTACGAACTTCCAGGGAATGCCCAGGCTGGAAAGCGAAAAAGATATTTGGAATTGGTATGGTGGAGATGCTGACCCTGAAGTCCAATATGTCTGAGCCATATTGCGTTGCAAACAAAACCACCATACCGGACAGCATGGCGGAAACATGCCGAAAAAAGAAATGTCAATGGTTGTGAGAGCATTATGACAGTGTTGCTACTGAGAAATAGATACCTCTGGGCGATCCGGTCAGCCGAAGCCAAAGACCCATCTATCGATTATCGTAGGCTAAAAGTAGATCGGTCGATTTGTCTACTCTACAATCCGACGACCGGAGACGGTATGTTCTCTAGCAGGCTAGACGCGCGTACCTCGTTGCCGGATGGATACCACGAAGCATATCCCTGGATGAATTTTTCAGAAACG